GCAGAAAAAAGCGCAAGCCGCCCAACAGCCGCAGCAACCGAACCCGCAGGCACAGATGCTGGAGTTGGAAAAGCAGAAAGCGATGGCTGATATTCAGATTGCCCAGCAAAAGGCCGAAGCCGACATCCAAATCAAACGCGAAAAGGCTGCAGCCGATCTTCGCCTTGCAGAGCAAAAGCAGGCGGCTGAACTGGAGATGCGGCGTGAGGAGCTAACGCTGGAAAGCCAGCTTCGCGCTGCCAAAGCAATAACTGATGCTGAAATCAGCACCAACTTGCCAAGAGTTTAATCATGCCACACAGCAAAATCACCGCACCTAAAAAGACCACCATCAAAGGCCAGCCACACGAGCTTGCCTACATCAATGATGCAGAGCAAGGCCTGCTCATGGCACTCGGTGGTGCCGGAAAGCCAGTGCATGGCGTTTTAGCTTATTACGATGAGGGTGATGACTATAGTGGTCCCGGCGGCGATCAAACTGGCGATGATATGGCTAGTATGAGTGATGACAAAGATGATCGTGATAGAGCGGACTCATATGAAAAAGCTATAGTTGACCAAGCGAAAGCTGATTTAGCTAAAAGCATTGCTGATCATGGTGGCGGCACTATGCGCAACCCTCTGACTAATAGCCAGATGACTGCCGCCGAAATGAACGTTTTTAATAACGTGCCAACAGCCGCGCAACGTATTGCTCAGAGTTATCTTACAGGCGGCGGGGTTTTCGCACCATCTGTTTTTAGCAGTAGGCGCATCGGCGGGAACTTGCGCAATCTATTTAGCCCAAACCGAACAATGGCAAATGTGCTTGGTGTCAAATCATACTCAAATTATTTCAATGACCCAGATGTTTTGAGCGCGATAAACGCTGGTGTGCAAGACCAACTTGATGACCGCTATGCGCAAGCGGAGGCAGGTTATGGGTTGCCCGGCTTTGCTGGCGCGGTAACTGGCGGTCTTGGTAAGTTCACAATCAACCGAATTCGCAGTGTTTTGGATGCTGGCGGTCGCCCCGTTTTTGACGAAAATGGAAACCTTGCTGGTGCTTTTGGCAAGGGGCTATTCGGTGGACAAGTTTATACAGGCAACGCTGTCAAAGGGATGCCCGAAACTGGATGGGTTGATCCTTTTGCAGATGGCGGCAATGAAGAAATCGAACAAGTTGTGCCGCCGAACCCAATGACTGGCACATGCCCCGAAGGTTACATTTTTGACGATGATTTGCAGGCCTGCCGTTTAGACACAGGCTCGACACAAACTGATGATGGGCTTGGAAATTTGAAAGCAGATGGTTTGATGTATCGCCCGACCGCGCTAGATCAGGCACCGGCATTTGGTGGCGATGGATTTGCAGAAGCAAACAAACAATTCGTTGAGTCCTTTGCCTACAACCCGGACTACTACGAAAATCAAATGGATTTAACCGGCTTTGCCCCTGTCTCAGGCTTATTAGGATGAGCGAGGCAAAGCTGCGCACTCAGCAGGAACGTGCGGCACACGCTGAACGGCTGCTGAAAGACCCTCTTTTGCAAGAGGCGTTTGAGAAGTTGAATGATGAGTTTTTGCGCACTTGGCGGCAAACCGATGTGAATGACACACAGGCCCGCGAGCGCATCTACAATCTTTGCACAGCCCTAGATGCCATAAAGCAGCAAATCGCAAGCGTTGTGGTCGATGGCAAGATTGCAAAGATGAACTTGGAGCAACTTGAAAAAAATAGGTGATAAAAATGGCTGACAATTCCACGCCGGAAACCAGCGCCCCCGATAGTTTAAGTTTTAATGATGCAGTAGCCTCACTACTTCCAGACCCGCCAGAAGCGGATAATCAGGAGAGTGCGGCGGCAGAGCCTGAAGAAAATCAGGCTCAACCCTCTGAAACTGACGAGATCGAAACAGAAACCGAAGCCGAAGCTGAGACCGAAGAGGTCGAGGAAGCGGATGAAGAAGACGTTGAGGTCTTAGAAGGTGACGAGGAAGACGCCTCTGATGATGAAGCTGACGAAGCAGCCGAAGAGGAGCCTGAATTGTATACCGTCAAGGTGGACGGTAAAACAATGGAGGTAGACCTTGATACGCTGAAAAGCGGCTTCATGATGCAGGGAACGTTCACAAAGCGTATGCAAGAGATCGCTGAAAAAAGCAAACAAGCTGACGCAGAGATTGCTGAAGCCCGCAAGCAGCGTGACGAGTATTCGCAAGGACTAACGCTACTCCAAAACCATCTGCAGTCCGTGACGGCAAAAGAGCCGGATTGGGACAGATTGTATGACGAGTTAGATGCGAAGGACTACACCAGAGCCGTTCAAATCTGGAATGACAACAAGGCAACATTGCAGGCTGTTGACGAACAGAACCGCAATATTCAGCAACAGCAAGCTGCTGAACGCCAAGTCGCATTTCAGGAACATTTGGTCAAAGAAAAAGAGAGAATGCTGGACGCAATCCCAGCGTGGCGTGATGAAAAAACGATGCTCAGCGAAAGGGCGGAGGTTATCAATTACGCTAAAACTCTTGGCTACACCCCCGAAGAAATACAAGTCGCAAGCGACCATCGGGCGGTCAAAGCACTCTATGACTCTTGGCGACTGTCAACGCTGACGCAGCAGACAGACGCCGCAAAAAAGAAGGTGCGGAAGGCACCGAAGATGGCAAAAGCTGGTACTCCACGCTCTAAGGGCGAAAGTCAGACAAGGCGCAAGCGGCAGTTAAGCCAGCGCCTTACGAAAGAACGGAGCATAAATGCCGCCGTTGATTTACTCTTAGGATAGGAAAGGAGCCATGAGATGGCTACAGCAACGACCGCAACAGCAGTAGGGGAAAGAGAGACCCTAGCTGATGTGATTTATAAAGTGGATTCCGATGAGACTCCCATTTTCTCTTCAACCGCAAAAACCACCATCAACGGTGTTTTTGCAGAGTGGCAAGTTCAAGAATTAGCGAGTGCCGCCGCCAACCATGTGAATGAAGGTGCGGATATGGCGGACACTGGTGTGACTGCCACAACCAGACTCGGAAATTACGCACAAATTTCTCAGAAAGGCGTGATAATTTCTAAGACCCTCGACGCTGTCGAGAAAGCGGGCCGTGATCGTGAGGTAGCGTATCAAAAAGTTTTAAAAGGCTTAGAGCTACGTCGTGACATAGAACATATGATCGGCAACACCGATGTGGCCCGCGCTGCATCTGGCCCACGCAAATCAGCATCTCTGACTTGCTGGATAACCAATGGTTCTGTTGGTGCAACGGCTGGTGCATTTGCAACCGGTGACGGCACAGATACGGTTACCGGCGGAGATGACAGGGCCTTAACCCTTGCATTGATAGACGATGCCACACAGGACGCATGGGCTGACGGCGGTTCTCCAGAACTGTTGGTATGCTCCGCGACCAATCGTGCGAACATCAGTGATCTTAGTCAGGCGGGCACAAACTTGGTCACAAACCAAGTGAATGCCACTGCAAACGCAGCGCCATCATTTATTGGATCGGTCTCAGTATATTTAAATGACTTCGGTCAATTGAATATTACGCCGTCCAGATTTATGGGCAATGACCGTCTGTTTGTCATCGATCCTGACTACGTTGAGATCGGCACACTTGCAGGCCGGAACTTCTCAGAAAACGAAATCGGTGCAACCGGTGACGCTGAGAAAATTCAGCTAATTTGTGAGTGGACTTTGTGTGTCAAGGCACCAAAGGCACATGGCATGATTTTGGACCTCAACGGTTCATAATCGTTCTGCATAACAAACCTGAGAAGGGGGCTTTTAGCCCCCTTTTCTTATTTGAGGGAAACATGGGCAAAAGATTACTTAGAAATGACGCTCAGAAACGCAGTCAAACTTGGGTGCATGAGAACGAGGACGGCGGCTGGACAATCGAACAGAAGCAGCACGTCGGTCACGTTCTTGAGCATAATAAGCGTCTGCGGGATGAGTGGCAAAAAGGTCAATTGACCGGCAACACGCAAAAGCACTGGCAGCACGTAGCTGAAATCCCAGCCAACGTGTTTATGGAGCTAAAAGAAAAGTTTGGGGACTATAAGGACAACCCGAAGGCGTGGCGCAAGTGGCTCAATGATTATGACAACCGTTTTTTTAGAACAGGTGGTGGGCACGTTTAATGGCAATCGCAACGTACACTGATTTGCAAAATACCGTTGAGTCATTCTTAGCAAGAACAGACCTAACCGCGCAAATCCCAGACTTTATCAAACTGGCAGAGGTCAGAATGTCACGTGAGCTTGAGTCACGTTCTCAGGAAAAGCGGGCGACTGCCTCAACGGTTGCGGGCAATGAGTACATAGCCTTGCCGACCGACTTGCGTGAGGTGCGTGAGGTTAAACTAAACACCTCACCTTTGACCGTGCTTGAATATAAAAGCCCAACAGCGATTGACTCAGACCACTCGACAACCGGACAAGGCAAGCCAAAGTCTTATTCAATAATTGGTGATGAAATACGGCTGCGTCCTGTTCCTGATGCGATATATGAGGTGGAGATCGTTTATATTGGCGAGATCACTCCCTTATCGGCAACTAACGCCACCAACACAATATTGACTCGTCACCCGGACGCATATCTTAGCGGGGCTCTTGTAGAGGCCTACACATTTTTGATGGATGAACAACGGGCCCAAGTGTACGACCGCAAGTTCAGCCGCGCCATCGAAGAAATCCGCAAAGATGAAAGCCGTGCGCATTACGGCACCGGTTCACTTCAAATACAGTCAATTTATCAACGCCAGAACACAGGAGTATAAGTAATGAGCGCGCTCAGTGATTACGCAGAGAACGAGCTACTCGACCATCTGCTTGGAACAGGTGCCTACACCATGCCAACAACGGTTTACGTCGGCTTGTCCACCGGATCTTTTAATGATGACAATAGTGGCACAGAACTGACCGGAAACAACTACTCTCGTCAATCAGTCAGCTTCGGCGCGGCGTCATCCGGCACTGCTTCAAATGATGCGGCTGTTGAGTTTTCTGCCGCAACTGGATCTTGGGGGACAGTGAGCCATTTTGGTCTCTTTGACGCTTCAAGCGGTGGCAACCTTCTTATTCATGGAGCGCTGACCGCAAGCAAAGTAATTGAGTCAGGTGATATACTCAAACTCGCTGTTGGCGACATGGATATTACCGCAGGGTAATGCCTAGCACAGCGCCACTCGACCGGCTATCGGGGAGCCTTGACAGCTACACCCTAACGCTGGACACACTTGGAGATAAGGTCGCGTGGACTGCAACCGTCCTCGACCATATGGACAGTTGGGGCGCACTTGATAATTGGAACTACGGCCCTCTCGACAATGTTGACCTTGAGGTAAAGGTGGCGGAGGCCACCGCCTCGACATCGATATCTGCAACCGCGTCTGCCTCAAAGCTGAAAGGCATGGCGGGGACAGCCAGCGTTGCTTTCACTGCGGGGACTGCGTCAACACGCATTCGCCCCCTTGCTGCTGCGGTAACGGCACTCGTTACACAAACCAGTGCGTTTTTAAGAGTGCGCCCATTTGAGGCTTTGGTCACGGCTGTTGGCACAGCAACGGCGTCAGGCACTAGAGTCCGCACCGCATCTGCGTCGGCTTCAATTCAGGTGACAAGCACCGCAACTCTTAACTTTGTGACATTGGCGGCTGGCACGGCTGACTTTGAATTCAGCGTCACCGCAAATGCAAACGGTATATTCAGTATGCCATCGACCGGCGCTATCGTGGTCACCCCAGCAGTCACCATGAAAATTTTAGGTGAAGACTGGACGCCTATTGCGGATCAACCTGGCGTTTGGAGCGACCAGTCTGATGCACCCGGCGTCTGGACAACACAAACATCAACAACCGCAACGTGGGCCTCTCAATGATACAATTTGGAGAATGGTTGCCGGATCAGCCTGAGACAATCAACAAAGGCGTGACGGTCGCAAAGAACTGCATACCCGCTGCAAATGGCTACCGGTCAATAAAAGAACTTGCACCATTGTCAGGTGCAGCCACCGACAAGTTACGCGGGATCGTTGCGGGCAAAGACAATGATGGCAACACCTCACTATTTGCTGGTGACGCAACAAATCTGTATAAATTTAATGCGGCGACCAGTGCTCTTGATGACGTGACTCAAGCGGCTGTTACGCATTCGCTGACAGATGGTGAGCGTTGGCGGTTTGTCCAATTTGGAGAGACAATGATTGCTGCGGGCGGCACCGGCGAGGCCTTGCAAAAGTTCACTCTTGGCACCGACACCAGCTTTGCTGATTTAGGCGGCACACCTCCGAAAGCTGACTATATTGCTGTCGTGCGGGATCAGGTGTGGTTGGCATCTATTGATGAGGGGTCGGGCAAGATACCTTTTCGCACACGTTGGTCAGGCGTCAATGATGAAACAAGCTGGACGGTAGGGACTGACCAAGCTGACTTTCAAGACATCTTTGGCGGTGACTCAGGCGCAATCACCGGGCTGGCTGGCGGAGAGTTCGCCACCATTTTGATGGAGCGTGGGATTGCTGTCGCTCAATATGTCGGCACACCGCTGATCTATCAGATTGACTTGGTGGAGACATCAAGAGGATGCGCGGTGCCGCAAAGTGTGGTCTCAATGGGCCCGAACACATACTTTTTGTCAGATGACGGTTTTTACATGTTTGATGGCAGGCGGGCACAGCCTATCGGTGCGGAAAAAATAAACCGCTGGTTTTGGGATCACGCAGACACTCAATATTTGCAAAATATGTCAGCGGCGATAGACCCCCGCAGACAAATCGTGGCGTGGGCTTTCACCAGCGTTGACTCAGTTGGCGGACTTGCGGACTACGTCCTATTTTATAATTATGCTTTGAACCGTTGGTCGTATGCGGTGTTTAGCGACATCGAAATATTGGCTGCACTTTATACCGGCGGCTACACGCTGGATGATCTCGACAACATCTCCGCAACTTTGGATGCGCTAAACATTCAGCTAGACGATCCGGCTTTGCAAGGCGGAGAGTTTTTCTTCGGTGGTGGCAAGGACAAAAAAATACAGACCTTCACTGGCTCTATATTGTCAGCAATTATTGAAACGCCCGAAGCGGTGCTGAACAAAGGACGCCATTCAATAATAACCCGCACTGTACCGTTTTTTGAAAATGGTGACGTCAACGTTCAAATCTCAACACGCAACTTGCAAAACGCTGCGCAGAGCTTCAGCACGGCTTCTAATTTAAACACAAACGGTTTTTGCGAACACCGGGCGCAAGGTCGCTTTCACAAGGTGCGCATGAACCTGACAGGAAACTGGAAGTTTGCGCAGGGTGTTGACATAGAGCAAAGGCCTCTTGGGACACGCTGATGCCGGACACAAACTTTAGGCGTTTGAGCCCTCTGGACAATGATGCCAGAGAGGTGGCTCTGGTCGTTAACAACATATTAGACGGTAAGATCAATGCCACAGGCTCTGTGACTCTGACTGCAAGCGCGGCCTCGACAGCAGTGACAGAGGATCGGGCTGGGGCGACAAGCGTGATTTTGTTTATGCCGACCACAGCAAACGCGGCGACTGAGCAAGCGGCTGGGGGAATGTATGTATCGAGTCGAGGCAAGCAGACTTTCACGATTACTCATGCGAATAACACTCAAACGGATCGGAAGTTTGACTACATTGTCATTGGATGAGTGGAAGCGTTGCTCTGAGTTTATAGAGGCAGCGCTGGATCACGCGCATGGGACGCACACTTTGGACGATGTACTAAAGCTGATTGTTGCTGGTGAAGCGCAGTTTTGGGCTTACCGAGATGCAGCAATCGTCACTGAAATTATACGCTACCCGCAAAAAACGGTGCTTCGTTTTTGGCTGGCAGGCGGAAACCTAGACACCCTCATCGAAGCGGAGGCCGAAGTCATAGCTTGGTCGAAGCAATGGGGCTGTGTGGGTGTTGAGATTTTTGGGCGCAAGGGTTGGGTTCGCGCCTTGAATGGCTATCAGCCAACATCAACCATCATGGTAAAGGACATTTGATATGAGTAAAGGTGGCGGCGGCGGAGGTCAGCAAACTGTAAACACACAGGTGCAACCCCCTTCTTATGCACTCCCATTCTTAGAGTTTGGGTTAAGTGAGGCAAAAGATCAGTATACGTCAGGCAATCCAAACTATTTTCCGGGCACCACTGTTGTTGGGTTTTCGCCGGAAACAGAAATGGCACTGACAGGTATCAGGGATGAGGCCACTGATCCAAATAGCATGACTGCGCAGGCGCAGAACATCGTGCAACAAAACCTGATGGGGACAAACCCTCTGCTGTCGGCGGCTTTCAAGCCAGCGATTGATCAGGTGACAAGCCAGTTTGCCAAATCAGGTCGGTACGGCTCTGGTGCAAACCAACAGGCGTTAGCAAGCGCGTTGGCACCAATCGCATATCAAGCGCAGCAGGACGCATTGGCACAAGCGCCACAAGCAGCATTGATGGATGAAAAACTCCTGACAGGTGTTGGAGAGGCCAGAGAGGGGCTTGCCCAAGCTGAACTGCAGGACAACATAAACCGATTTAATTTTGAGCAAAATCAGCCAATGCAAAACCTCAAAGATTATATGGCTTTGGTTTCTGGCGGGACAGTTGGAAGCAATACGATTGAGCCAGTCAGCCGCAACACAGCTTCATCTGCATTGGGTGGCGCTCTTGGTGGCGCTCAACTTGCGCAAGGCGCTGGGTTTGACCCGATGTTCGGTGCAATCGGCGGCGGTCTTTTAGGTTTACTGTAAGGGGGCGAAAATGGCATTAGATATATCAGCATTCACTGGTTTGCCAGCACAGGCACAAACCTACCAGCCAAGAGTCATTCCACGCCGTAGGCCAACACCTAGCCGCACTCAATTCACTGGCGTTAATCCATTCCAGACCCCTTTTGTGCCTATTGAAATGCCTACGCCTGCGATGGCGTTGCCAAAGCCGCGTCCCGCAATGCAGGGCCCACAGCCAGCACCACAACTGGTTTTGCCAGACGAGTTAACAATACCACAAATGAACAACACTCCGGCGGCACCAGCGCAAATGGCTCCACAAGGCGGTCTGCTTGGCAACTTACTCGCATCTGATTTAAACAGCGCCAAAGGGCGCGGTATCATGTCTGCTGCAGCTTCGCTTTTGGACTCAGGTGGGCCAGTCAAGGGTATGCCTGCTCCATCGTTAGGGCAGGCTCTTGGCAGAGCATACTCAGCGGGCATGGGCGCGTTTGATGCGCAAAAGGCGGCAGAGGATGCAAAGGCAAGCCAAGCGATCACCGACCGTTATAAGACAGCACAAGCGGCTCAAATGGAAGCGGCGGCAAAGCGCCCGATCATGACTGATTATGCTGGCGGTGCATTTACTCGCGTAACCGATCCGGTCACCGGCGAAACAAAGATTGTCGAAAACACTGACGTCACTGAATTCCTAAAAGAGCAAGCCGTCAGGAAACAGACTAAAAACATAAATTTGACCGACAAGCAAATTGAGTCGCAGACAGAAGATTTAGATAACATCACCGCGACTAATGATTTGCTCGCTGATACTGATGGCTTCCTAGACTTAATTGATGGCGGAATGCTTGAGTTTGGCGCATTTGACAGGATGGGTGATGCAATCGCCCTGTCGACTGGTCTTGGCGATACTCAAGAGGCCAGAAACAGTGCGGCCTTTGACAGATACATAAGCAGACTCCGCAATGAGTTACTTCGGATGGCAAAGGGCGTCCAAACCGATGGCGATGCGCAACGTGCAATTGATGAAATTGTTAGTGCAACAGAGTCACGCGACACTGAGGCTGTCAAGCAGGCTTTGGAAGATCTGAGAAAAGTCCAACAGCGCACAATTAAGCGTTATCGGGAAAAAGTGCAAAACCGCCGCAAAGCAAAAGGCCTCGATGAGTATGACTTCGGCAATGAGGCTTCGGCTGACGGCGTTAGTTACTCTGTTGTGGAGGATGATGACTAATGGCAACCACTCTCAACATCGGTGGCAAAAAGGTCAAAGTTGACGATAGCTTCAATGATCTGGATGCGGCTGGTCAGCAAAAGGTGATCCGCCGCATTGAGCGCGATCTTGGGGTCTCATCAAGAAACTCAGCAAAGAGAGAAGAAAAAGGCACAACGCTCAAAGACGTTGGACGCTTTGCTCTGGGGCAGGGTTTGGCGCTTGGGTTTGGTGATGAAATTGAAGCTGGCCTGACGTCCGCATTCACTGACGAGTCCTACAGTGACGCTGTGAACCGGATCAGAGGCGAAATGGACGCCTACCGCAAAGATAACGCTGGCAAAGCGCTGGCAATGGAGCTAGGCGGCGGATTGTTGACAGGAGGCATCGGCGCTGGCCGTGCGGCGGCTGGTGCAGCCGCAAGAGGCGCGATGGGTGCTATTAAATCCGGCGCACTCACAGGTGCGGGCATCGGTGGGGTGGCTGGCTTTGGATCGGGCCGGGACACTTTGGAAAACAGACTCACAAACGCTGCTATCGGCGCAGGGGCAGGCGGTGTACTTGGCGCTGCACTGCCAGCCGCAGGCGGAGCGATAAAAAGCGGTGTAAACCGTCTGAGAGCCGCTACGGACACATTGAGCGATGCCGGAGTGCAACGCACGGCTGATCTTAAAATTCTGCAAAAACTGCAACAGGAAGGCATGACCCCAACGCAGGCATTAGCTCGTTTGAAGCAGGCACAGCGCGATGGCGTCAGCGACACCATGATTGCTGATGTGGGCGGCGAGAGCGTGAGAGGATTGGTGCAAGGTGCAACTGCCGTTTCAGGCAAGGCGAGAACGTTGGCGGAAGAAGCCCTTGACACCCGGCAGGCTAAATCAGGCTTTGAGATCGCTGACGATGTTATGGGCAACTTGGCATCGGGCAAATCTGCAACGCAGGCAACTGAAGAGATCATTGAGCGCCAGTCAGCAAATGCGGCTGGTGATTATAATAAAGCCTTCAAAGCAGATGGTGCCGACCGGACTATTTCAATAGACAAGATTGCCGAATTTGCTGGTAATGATGGATTTGCGCAGGCCTACAAAAAAGCAAAGAAACTCGCGTCATATGACGGTGTGGATTTACCGCCTCTTGAGGTTATCCAAAACCCTATGAAAAGGCTTAAGTTTGTAGACGCAGAAAATGGCAAGTTGGTTTTCATAAATAAAGCTGGCGAGAAGTTTCCAGCCTCAAACTCAGACGAAGCCGCCGCCTTGTTAAGGCGGTTTGGGAGTGATGACGTTGGCGGATACTATGTCGACGATATAGTGATGGATGGCATGACCCCAAGAGCGACCCAAAAGCTGGTGCCATCAAACTCTGTGTCAACTTTATCAATGACCAAGTTTGGCAAAGAGGCAGGGTTCAAAACTGACGAAGCCCCGATGGAGATGCTTAAAGAGGCGTCATTAAAGCAGGGCAAAGTAGTGTCTCCAGACCTAACCATGCAACAGGCTCACTATCTAAAAATGGGTATGGATGCCGCAATTGACACAGGCAAGCGTAAAGGCTCCTTGTCGAATGTTGAGCAAGGCAAACTCACAAATATGCGTCAAGGTTTCAGACAGCGCCTCTTTGATGAGAACAAAGATTATGAAATAGCAACCCAGAGATTTGCTGGCGATGCCGCACTTCGGGACGCCATCGATGTCGGCAAGAGTATTTTCAAAGGCACCGCCGATGATCTAAAGCCAATCGTCAAGAACATGAGCGAGTCAGAGCGTGAGGCATTCCGCATCGGCGTAGCGCAGGCAATCCGCGACCGCGTTTCAAATCAGCGCGACCTTGCAAATAGCGCACAGGACTTGTTTGGCAAAGATAGGTTCAGAGGCTTGCTTCGTGAGGCCTTCCCTGACGCCAGGTCGTTTTCTGACTTTGAGAAACGCATGACTGCCCGGATCAATCAGGAAGTCACCCGCAGCCGCACAAAGCCATCCGGCGGTTCAAAGACAGCATTTGCGCAGGAAGATGCAAAAGATGTGGTTCGTGATGCGGAACTATTCACAAACCTGCTATCAGGCAACATCGGCGCGGTTGGACGAGATGTCGTTACACGCGGCGGTGGGCTGGGCGCAAAGGTCGGCACAAGAGTGGCGAGTGACTTGTTTGACACAAATCTTGGTAATCAACGCGAAATCTTGCGCAGGCTAAGTCAACTGCGCAGAGGCGAGAAACAACGCCTCAGACAAAGCGCACAACGCGCCGCAAGAGTTGGCGGTCGTGCTGGTGCAGTTTCTGGCCTACTCACAGACTAAAAGGACGCAATCATGGGTAACACAAAAATCAGTCAATATTCGCAAACGGCGAGTTCAAACACCGATCTTAATAGCATAGATCTAGGCGAAGGGACGATGGTGCCCTCCGATGTGAACAATTTTGCGCGAGAATTGCTAAAGCAGCTTGCTGACATGAACGCCGGGTCAAGCGCTATTCAAGACACGTTCACTCTGAGCGACCCCAGCGATGACACCAAACAGGTGCGCATTGACGCGGGCAGCATCACCACAGGCAACACTCGCGTCCTTACAGCGCCGGACGCCGACGCCACAATCGCTGGCCTGTCAATCGCGCAAGAGTTTAGCGCAACGCAGAACTTTGATGCCACCACGCTGACAGATGGCGCGACCATCAACTGGGACGCGTCAGCCAATCAGGTGACTAGCGTAACGCTGGCTGGCGACCGCACGTTTGCCGCGCCTACAAACATGAAAGATGGCGCAGTTTATGTCCTGACGTTAATTCAGGATGGCACTGGCACCCGCCTGATTAGCACTTGGAACGCAGTCTTTAAGTTTGCGGCTGGCACAGCGCCAACGCTGACCACAACGGCGTCTGCCAGAGACACGCTGGTGTTCATGAGCGATGGCACAAATATGTACGAAATCGGTCGCAGTCTGAACGTATCTTAAAGGATTAGCTATGAGCAGTTTATTCGGTATCGGCGGCGGCGGCAATGTGGGTGCCAGCGGATCGTTTTACCCCTACAGCATTGACCAGTCTCTGCGTGTTGATGACGCGGCAAGCCAGCGTATGTATCACAACACTGTCGCTGGTGACGCGCAAAAATTCACAATGTCATGCTGGATTAAACGCACAGAGTTGAGTGATGCTGGCACTATTATGTCAAGCTGGAATGGTGCGTCAAACTTTGTGAATATGTATTTTTCGGGTGATTATCTATATTGCTACATCTGCGATAACCGTTCTGGTTTTGTTGATTACAACTTTAACACAGCTTCTTCAACTGATGGTGCCATTATTTTTAGGGATGTGGGCGCGTGGATGCATGTGGTTTATGCGGTTGACAGCACACAGTCTACTGCCACCGACAGGTTCACTATCTGGGTCAACGGCGTAAATACAAATGCTCGTTCTGGCGGTTCTGGAAACGATATTCCACTAAATTATAATATGGAAATCAACGAAAGTCCCGGTCAGAACTTTTTGTTTCACAACCCAGACAGTGCTTCTTACTACGGCAGTTTTTATATTGCAGAAATGGTATATGTAGATGGCACCAAGTATGATGCAGATAAGTTTGGTGAATATAAGAATGGCATCTGGACACCGCTAGACATTTCAGCGCAGTCAATTACCTTTGGCAACAACGGTTTCTATTTGGACTTTGCCGACAGTAGCGATTTGGGCAAAGATGTCAGCGGCGAGGGGCATCACTTTACAAGCGGCACAAGAAGCGCAGTAGTCAGCAACTTTAGCGCACACGACCAAGTGCCGGACAGCCCGACTAATAATTTTGCGACACTTAGTCCTTTAGATTCTTATCCTAGCGCACATACGTTTTCTGAAGGCAATCTTAGATGCACCCACAATTCTGGAACGTGGCGCAATGCAAGAGCAGGTATGCGCCTTACCAGCGGGCAATGGTACTGGGAAACTGTTTATACGTCTGTGTCTGGTGCAGGTGGATTTATGTACGGCATTGGAAATGAACTATTAACCACCGATGCTAATCCGGGCGCTAATTATTCAGTCAACTATAATGGAATTAGTAGCGGGACAATTATACAAGATGGCACAACGGTAAATACAGGAACATCGTTTACCGCAGGTGACGTAATGGGCTTGGCACTTGATATTGATGCAGGGACTGTCAAGTTTTATAAAAACAGCACTTTAGTATATACTGTCAGCTCAATAACAGGAAATGAGTTTTATCCAATCGTTTCAGCAAGCGCAACAGGTGCAACTCATTCAGTAGTTAACTTTGGTCAAGATAGTACATTTGCTGGGAACAAAACCGCTGGCGGCAATGCAGATGCTAACGGCATTGGCGATTTTTTCTATGCGCCACCCGCAGACCACTTAGCCCTTTGCACAGCCAACCTACCAGAGCCAACCATCGGCCCGAACAGCGCGGAACAGGCTGACGATTACTTTAATACGGTTCTGTGGTCTGGCAATTCAACAAACAATAGAAGCATTACAACAGACCACGCAACTGACCTTGTTTGGATTAAAAAACGTGGTACAACAGTACAAAGCCACGTTCTTGCAGACAGTGTGCGTGGCACATCAGACAATGGCGGCACAGGGAATGTTGGCATATTGTCATCAAACCTTACTAACGTCGAAAGCACAAACTCTAGTGATAGCGGCATAGCGTCATTTGATAGCACTGGCTTTACTATTGGGGCTGGTTCTAATACAGCTAATGCAGACGCACCATATCAAGGCACAAATGCAAGCGGTCACACTTATGTTGGGTGGTCTTGGAAAGCTGGCGGCACAGCAGTCAGCAACACCGATGGCAGTATTACGTCAAGCGTATCGGCTGCACCCGATGCGGGGTTTAGCATTGTGTCCTATACGGGTGTCACAGGTGATGACACTGTTAGAACGATTGGACACGGCTTAAACAGCGCACCCGAACTTATTATCGTAAAGAACAGAGACTGGGCTTCTGGCGGAGACGGCGGATGGGAAGTTGGGTTGCCGTTTTTATCTACACCACAAGGCATTCTGTTAGACGATGATGCCGCCGCTTCTACAACGCAATGGGATAGATTTTTTAACACAGCACCAACAGACGATGTATTTAGTACATATTCAGCGTCTGCATTTGCAACAAGCGTAAGATACAGGACGAATGGAAGGGCAGATAATTATATAGCCTACTGTTTTCACAGCGTTGAAGGCTACAGCCGCGTCACCAGCTATGTCGGCAACGCTTCCACAAATGGCACCTTCTGCTTTTTAGGCCACCGCCCCGCTTGGATTATGCTGAAAAACGCCAGCGCATCCGGTGCTTGGTATATATTTGATGTAAAGAGAAACACATACAACGCAATGGATAATTATCTGCGGCCTAATTTAGCCAACGCTGAAGGCAACCTTGATTTTTGCGATTTTACATCTAACGGCTTCAAGATTAGAAGCAGTGCCGCAGAATGGAATGGTTCTGGCAATAGGATAATCGTGCTGTCGTTTGCCGAAGCCCCATTCAAATACGCCAACGCCAGATAGGAGATAACCAATGGCATACAAATATAATGGTAAAGTCATCCGCGCTGGTCGGGCGTGGTCATCAGAAGCAGGGCATCATCCTGCTAACTGGATGCTTTTGAGCGACGAGAAAAAAACCGAAATCGGTCTGGTCTATGAGGCTGACCCTGTAGTTGCAAGTTTCGATGATCGTTTTTATTGGGCGGCTGGTATTGAACGCGCTCTGGAAGACGTCAACGAAACCAACGAGGACGGCACAGCGATGCTCGACATTGATGGAAACCAAGTTGTCACAAAGGGCTTGAAGAGCAACGCAATCGCGCAGGTCAAGGAAACTGCGGCTGGCTTGCTGGCACCGACCGATTGGATGGTCGTGCGCTCTGCCGAAAACGGCACTGACATTGATGCTGACACGTTGGCCTATCGCGCCGCCGTCAGAAAGGCGTCTAACGACATCGAAGCCGCCATCAGCGGTGCCACTACCCACGCGGCGTTTATGGCGCTGTATGACGTGCCTGTGGTCGATGGCGAGCCATCTGGCAACGCACCTATAAACGACTGGCCTGATGCTTAAAACTTATGGAGCCAATCACCACCGCCATCGCCGCAGTGACTGCGGCGTCAAACGCCATTGGCTTCATAAAATCTCGCATTAACGATGTGCAGTCTGTCGCTGAAATAGGCGACCAGATTGCCACGCTTTTTTCAGCCCAAAAAAAACTCAACGATGAGCGCAATAAACAAGCCGGCGTCGGTGACATAAACATTCGATCCAGCATTGACGTCGTGCTTGAGTCAAAGCGGCTACAAGAGGAAATGCAACAGATCGCCACAATGATCAATATGCGTTGGCCCAAGCCAGCGAGTCAAAAGTCAACATGGCAGGAAATACTTGACCATCATAATCAGAAACTGCGTGAGGCTAAAGAGGCGCAACGCAAAGCGAAAATTGAAGCGCAACGAAAACAGCACGAGATTGAGCAGGCGATCAAGACGGCGTTATTCATCGCCCTTGCGGTTGCCATCGGAGTCGGACTGATTGTTTTCATGTTTGCATTAGCAGTGAGATATTAAGCATGAGCGTTGAGAGAGAACTTGGTGAAATGTCCAGCCGCTTGCGCACACTTGAGCGCGAGATGTCTGAGACGAGGGAAACCCTAAAGCAGTTGCATGAGCTTGCATTGCAAGCAAAGGGCGGCTGGAAGACCCTCATGCTGGTTGCAGGCTTCGCGGGCCTTGTTGGTGCTATTGGCGCAAAGATCGCAATGGTGGTGGGTTTCCTGCCCAGATAACATGAGCGCCATCGTTGTTGGTCGCATCGGTGAGTATATCGCTGCTGCGGTGCTTGAAATGCACCAATATCAAACGGTCATCTGCCAACAAGCTGGCTTTGACATCATCGCCACCAGAGGCCAGAAGATGTGGCGCTGTCAGGCGAAGGCTTCATCATATCACACCGACCGCCCTAACCGGATGCAATGGCACTTCGGCATGGGAGGCAACAAACGTTTACCCACGATTGCTGACTACGACTTTGTAGCCTGCGTGAGTATTCCCCACCGCAGAGTATTTTTCATTCCCATCGAAAACTTAAATCAAACGACGATGTCGCGTAACGGCGACTTTTTTGATGACCCCAAACTGGAGTCGAGAACCCTTCAAGAGACAATGGAGATTTTGAATGAGCGCACTACCAAATCGGAGACCATGCATATCTGAAGAGATTGGCGAGGGCATGGTTGTAACGGTCAGCTATCACCCGCAAACGAATGAACCTGTCGAGGTTTTTCTCACAGGCAGGGGATACAAGGCCAGTGACAATCCGATGACATCCGCGCTCTATAAGCTGGGCGTCACAGCCAGTAAACTTATCCAAAAGGATTTTGATGATGAGCAAACTGATAGAACTGATAAAATTGCATGAGGGCGTTGTAAAACACGCTTATCAGGACACCCGGTCATATTGGACTATCGGCTGCGGTCGCCTGATCGATGAACGGCTGGGCGGGGGCTTATCTGATGACGAGATAGACTACCTCCTAGCCAACGATGTGCAGCGATGCGAAAACGAAGCGGTCACCTATCCCTTCTATGCAAAAATGGATGAGGCGCGTAAGGCGGTCATCATTTCAATGCTTTTTAATTTGGGTAAGCCCAACTTCGACAAGTTTCAAAATATGCAGGCGGCTCTTTTGGTAGGTGACTACAATCTGGCGGCGAATGAAATGCTCAATTCAAGATGGGCGACACAGGTCGGGCATCGTGCAAACGAGCTTTCTCAAATGATGCGGACAGGAGTGTGGAAATGAGTATAGAGAGCGTAGCCCGCAAGATGCTTGAGCTTCGCATCTTGCCGCGATTTATGATGGTGACCATGACTCTGGTTTACATTCGCTGCATTGAGTGGGCCCTTGCGATGCCGGACTTATCAACGCAGCAAGCCAGCCTGATTAGCGTTGTCACTGGTGCCATGACCGGATCGCTGGCTGTTTGGCTTCAAAGCGAGAAACCGCAATGATCCAGCTTCTTGGTGTTGTCGGGAGCCTTGCCCAGACCTTTCTGGAGGGCAAGGTCGAAAAGGAGAAAGCCAAAAGCGAAATCATGAAGACTGCCGCCCAGCACGACTCAAAGTGGGAACTGATCATGGCTGAGTCCACGAAGGGATCGTGGAAAGATGAAATTATAACGGTGGTTGTATTGGCCCCCTGTGTACTCGCTTGGATAGATCCTGACCTTGCAAGGCGAGGCTTTGACGTCATAGCCACCCTGCCGGATTGGTACCAGAATATCTTGTACGTCACAATTTTAGCCGGGCTGGGTTTGAAAGGACTCGACAAGTTTCGGCGCAAATAGCGACTCGGAGGGCAATTGTCGCCACAGTTTCGCTCACTCGTCAGGCTCATGGGCATCTGTCGCCACCTTGTCGCCACGTCGAGTCGACCCGCAGAAAACCGCCAGTTTCGTCAGGCTCATAACCTGAAGGTCGCAGGTTCAAATCCTGCCCCCGCAACCAAATAGTTAAACAAATCAGATATTTACCAGGTCGCAACTCTTCGGAGTTGCGGCCTTTTTTTGTGTTTGGCACCCTCCTTTGTGTCGCCATTCTGTCGCCATACCGTCAGGCTCATCCAACAATATGCGCATATTATGGTTGCATATAAGTAAATTATGAGCATACTGGTCATATAAAGAGTGATCAGAAGGGAGATCAAAATGAGAAAATTAAGCCCATTAGTGAAATCAAGAAGGCTCGCTGAAAAATTAAACAAGCGGGTCTATCTTAAGCCAGAAGAACAGCAAGCCGCATTTGATGCGATGCAAGACGTTTATATTCGTCTTAAAAACCGCATCACAATGGGGAGCCTAAGAGACACCAACACTGATTGGGATAAAATCCCAAATAGCTATTTGGATGTTGGCGAGGAGTTCCGCCCCATTTTTGAGGCCAACAAATATTGGACTGGGGACTTTGAGTGGATTTTAGAGTTGCAAGAAATGCACAGAAATATTGCATCGAAAAAACCTAGAAAAGAGGCGCAGTCATGATGATCAATTTTACAGCCCAAGACGGCTACGATTTAGCAAACACGATTTGCAGAGGGTTTGAGACAGATGCTTTCGTGTTGAATGGCAAGCACCTGATGGATCAGACCGACCACCCAGAAGAGTGGACGTTCATGTATTTCGACAACCGCCTAGAGGGGCTGATGGCTTATAAGGCCTTTGCGGAGATCGAACCGCTGACCACATATTTGCATGACGAACATTGCTGGAGCATCGAGGGTGATGACAAAGAGCATTGGGAGTGGGATTGGATCGTGGCGGTTCCGATCAATATGGAAACGGTCACCCAGCGTTATCGGGAGGCCAAATAATGGAAACCATCAAGGTTAATGATGTGGAGATCACCCTCGACAAAGAGGGTGCTTTCAAAACGATCACCAAAAAGCGCAACAAGGATGAGGTGCGAGGTATCATTTGGTACTTAGATCTTGCGGGCAAACGCAAACGTGTCCTCTGCGATCCCACGCCAGAGGCTTGGCACAAGCGCTGGATGCAACTGCGGGACGAGCTTGCGGCTGGCATCCAAAACGCAAACAAGGCCAGCCTCAATTCGGTGGCAATGGATGCTTTGAGATATCGTGAACGGTTTGTCGGTAAGGCGCAGGGCATCCGCCCTCAAAGCCACCAGAACGATGTGCGTCACCTAAAGCTCCATATATTGCCGGAGCTTGGCAACCACCAAATCCACAAGATTACGGTCGGTGACATCAATATGTTCATAGACAAGCTGATGCTTGACAATTATGCGCCCAAGACTCAGCGCAGCATCCTCCACTCGCTGAACATGGTTTTCAAATATGCCATCGACAAAGGCATCGTGTTCTCCAATCCATGCGCAAGGGAAAGCCGCCGCAACATCAAAGGCGGGGTGGGCAACCGGGACGGCTATACGGCTGACGAGGTTCGCCGCATACTGGCTTTGGATATGCCAACCTATAGTAGGGCCCTTTTCAGCTTTGCGGCCCTCACAGGGCTTGCAGCAAACGAATTGCAGGGTTTGCTTTGGGACAGCGTGGACACAAAATCTGGTAGCGTTGAGGTTCGCCGCACAGGATATCGCGGGGCCCTTCAAGAGACCAAGACGGAGTTTCGGGTGCGCATAATACC